ACACGGCGGCACAGACCGTGAAGGCGCTATGGCCAAAGCTGATTTATTCAAACTAGCCAATTATTCACACAAGCTATACCAACAAATGAACGACGAAGATCAGTTGGAAGCATGGGTGCAAGCAAAGATTACCAAAGCTGCCGATTATATTGCGTCAGTTTATCACTATTTAGAATACGAAATGAAGTTTAGCGAATACGGACATCATTTAGATAATAGTGACACTTTAAGCGAAGGACAAAAAATGAAGATCAAAGAACTATTATCAGAAGCTAAAGACAAGATGAAAGATCTTAAAAAGTCCCAAGCTGAAAAAATGAAAGACAAAAAGAAAGTAGACGAAAATCGTCTAGAGCCGCACGATGAAAGTTGCGAAGTGTGTGGCGGTAGTGGAGTGAAATCAGTTCCTGGCAGAACAGCTCATCCCGCTAAAGCTGGGCAAATTGAAAAGTACTCAAAATTCCGTAAAGCAATTAAAGCAATTGCCGGTGATAAAAACGGTGACGGTGTAGTAGATGAAAAAGATAAAGAAATTGACGAAGATTTTGAATCTTTAAAGAAAACCGGTGACAGTACTAAAACTCACAAGGGCAATGTAGTAACCAAAACTGATAAAGGTATTGAACACACTCGTCCAGCATCAACATACTCAGACGGTGGCGACGATATTGCTTCAAATGCCAAATCTGGTAAGGGTGTTAAGAGTCATGCTAAAGGTGAAACTGCTGCTGAAAAGAAAGCAAAAGCACCTGCACAAAAGCAAAGTCCCAAGAGTGCTAAAACTTGGGGCATGAAAGACAGTGAGAAGTTTGACAACAGAGATGGTGCTCCTGCTAAACCAAAGAAAGAAAAAGAAGTTGACGAGACTTATGGTAAAGGTGTTTACGAAGCTAAGAAAGCCAAGAAAGATTATGACGGTGACGGCAAAGTTGAAAGTGGCAAAGATGAATACTTAGGTAGCCGTATTGCTGCAGCCAAAAAAGCTGGCAAGTTGAAAGAAGGACAAAAATGCAATCACACTGCTAAAGGTAAGTCATGCCCAGTTCATGGTCTAAAAGAATGTAGCGGTATGTACGAAGAAAAACATGACAGTGGTAGTGATCCACTAGCCAATCGTGAAAAGTATGCGGCAAGACACGGCCAAGGTCAAGTGTACAAGCCGACGCATCCAGGCAACAAAACTGGTATGACTAAGGCACATGCGTACGATATTAATCGTGCTGGACCCAAAGGTACACTACCTAAAGAGTCTACAGGTGAAAAGTCAGCTGTAGTTAAGAAAGCCAAAGCAGGCGGCGACATTGGCAAGCCAGGCAAGAGCTTTGACAAAGTAGCTAAGTCAGCTGGTGGTGGTGAGAAGGGTAAGAAGATTGCTGCAGCTGCTATGTGGAAGAACATCAAAGAAACTACAGCTTACATTGCTGAAAAATCAAAAGCTGTTAAGCCTGACTTTTTAGATATGGACAAAGACGGTGATAAGAAAGAACCGATGAAGAAAGCTGTCGGTGACAAAAAGAAAGAGACTGTAAAAGAGTCTACAGATTTTACACGTATGCAAGAACTAACAGGTCGTTTAAATCGTACTGAAAAGCCAGCACTTGTTGAAAACCGTGAGGTTGATCAAATCCGTGCATTGACAAAACGTCTATTGGGGTAATCCGATGGACATGAAACGCATACTACAGGCGATGGATGGTGTTGCTACAAAGCCTGTAGTAGGTGTTGATAGCATGGCTAAGTTTTTATCTATTATTGATAAAAACGCAAATGTTCAACTATTGCAAGAAGCTACACCTCATAAAGTATCGTTGCCCGTTCAAATGGCAATGCAACACTATCAACAGCCTAAAGAAAAAACACAATTAGCTAATAAACCAGTTGGTCGAGAAACTACTATTGGAAAATATTTTCACAAAGTAGAAGACGAGATTGCTGAACACAAAGCACAAAAACGTCAATTAATTAATCAATATGCCAGCACTATTGCTGAACGTGTATTGATGAAAGAATCTAAACAAGAAGAAAAAGCTGAACGTATTGCTAAACAGCAGGCATTAAAATCTATAGACAATGAACACAAAGTTTATAAGAATTCTCCTAAGACACATGCTATAAAGTTTAAAGAGAATAAAACATGGAATCCTGTAGACAACGGAGATTTTCCAACTGATTTTGATAACTACAATCCTGAAAAATTTGATTCTAAACATTTTCAAGCCATGTTAGATTATTATGGTAACGACCTTAATGTTGATCGTGCCCTTCGTGCTTTAGAAAGAGAAATTAAAGGCAACAATGGAGTAACTCCGTTACAATGGGCGGCTACATTTCAAACTATTAATAATAGCGTTGTTGGAAAACCTACACCGCCCAAAGAAGAAACAAAATATTTTAAATCTAGGAATGAAGCATATCACTATGCTCATTTGTATAGTAATGTGTTGAAACTGGTTCATATAGAAAAACTCGAACAAGATGCACCTAAAAATCTAATCACCTTACCGGTGATATTAGGAATAAAAAATCATAAGAGAAAATGGATGTTACAATTTCCGGATGAGCAGTATGCACAGAAGTGGCAACATCAATTTAGAAATGTGGCAAAAATTCAATGGCCAGCTGGTCATGCACTAAGTTCAAATGTTGAAGAAAATGAGATTCCTGGACACAGTATGGGATTCAAACCAGGTCCTGGCACTCCGGGTACACTTGAAGAATTAAGTACTGATACGTTAGGCAAGTATAAAAAAGCTGCTTATGCTGATGCTAAAAAAGCAGATGCCGAAGGTAACTATGCTCGAGGCGATAAGAGATTCAAAGGCATTAACAAAGCCACTGTAAAACAATTTGATAACGATTTGAAGAAACACGAACAAAACCCTATCAAAGAAGCCAATGCTAAAAAGCGCACATTAAAGAATTCAAACCCATGCTGGACAGGTTATCATCCAGTTGGTACTAAGAAAAAAGGCGGACGCACAGTGCCTAACTGTGTACCAAAGGAATAAAAATGAACATTAGAGATTTACTCAACAAAATTGATAATATCGACGAAGGTGGGAATTTCTATCGTCAAGACCCTGAAGGATCGATCGCAAGAGCAAATGCAAATCTTTTACCAATGTTAGGATTAGGTGCAGCCGGCGGTGCTTTACTAGCTAACAGAGGAAATCAAACTCCTACACAACAAGGTGGTCCACAACCTGGAATGCCTATAGTACCTGGACAGTCATACGGACGCGAACAATATTACAATCAGATGAATGCACAACGTAATAGTCCGTCACAGCCTGCACCTACAGCTAATATTGCTCCAACACCAACAGGCACCACAAACAAGCCGCCAAAAGGCAACGATGCTTTAGAAGATGCAGATATTGCAAAATTAAATGCACTAGTGGATCAATTGGAAAAAACCTTAAAAGAGGGTGTTTCTTTTGATATTGCCAATGCATTGATGGAAAGTTTTGGTTATCAAACAGAATCTGAAGCAAGTCTAGCACAGCAAGCAGCAGTTGGCGCTGGGACTTACGGAGCTGCAAAAGGCGTTGGTAAAATGTTAGGCAAGGCTATTCCAGGTGTTGGTTTAGCATTTGGTGCCGCTGATGCATATAACCGCGCTAAAAAAGGTGACTGGGTTGGCGCTGGTATGGCTGGCGCAAGTGGTTTAGCATCATTAGTTCCAGGTATTGGTACTGCCGCATCATTAGGATTAGATGCCGCTAACCTAGCTCGCGATTACAAGCACGGTGAATTTGACGGTACTGCGCCTGCCGGTCAACCAGCAACTGTAGCAGCCGCTCCGGCTGGTACAACAATGCCACCTGGCGGTGATCCTAAAGTATTTGCTATACAACAAAAGTTAATTGCTAAAGGCGCACAAATTACTGCAGATGGCAAAATGGGTCCAAAGACTCAGGCGGCTATGCAAAAATACGGAGTAACATCTGAAACTGTAGCAGAAAATATTGCAAGTTTACGAGATCGTTTGGCAATGATTGAAGCTGAACAACATGCAGACGAAGGTGCAGCAAGCGAACTACTTGGTAAAGGAATTGAATTAGGTAAAGATGCTTGGAAGGGTGTTAAAAACTTTACTAAAGGTGCCGCAAGTCCTAATGTAACTCCGTTACCCAATGTAGGTCTTGCAAAAAATGTAAAATATAAAGGGCCAAGTTCTGCATTTAAAGCAGGTCAAGTTGTTGGTCGAAATCCAGTAAAGACAGCACTAGCTGGAGCAGCGTTAGGTACTGGAGCAGGGTTGGCATTAACGCCAGGAAGTGATAAACCAGAACCGCAACCAACACCGAATAATCCAGTTGCGCCGAATGTTATTGCACCAATGCCGCATGACGATCCGACACCAGACACAAAACCAGACACAAAACCAGACACAAAACCAGAATTAACAGCTGATCAAAAAGCATTAATTGCACAAATTCGTGAAATAATGGGTCACGATTACGGCGAAGATCAAAAGTGGGACGCTGCTGTAAGTCATGCTCAAGAAGTATTAGATCGTGCCGAAGGTGCAAGTGCATTGCAATTAGCAACTGATAGAGGTCATGCATCCGGTGCAGCTAGTGCATTGGCAATGAATGCCAATAAACCTAGGCCAAATAATATTGCCGCAATGCCGTCAGGCAATACAGCTCGCGCAGATTACGATAAATTCAAACAAGATGACGCTATAGCATCGGCTCGTGGGCAAGTTAGAAAAATGACTACTCCACAAGGCAGTGGAAACTTTATTGATCCTAAAGACGGTATTATCAAATATCGAGATCTTAGCGGAGGTGAAGGTGATCCGTTTGGTGGCGGTGGTGCCGTAAAAGAATTCCCGTACAAATGGGTTACATCAGGACAGGAAAAACCATTCTTTGATACGCTCGCAGCCGCAGGATTAAAAGTTGTTCCTATAGAAAAGAAACAATTGTTTGGTACATTCCAAGTTGCTGGTGTAGATCCTAGCAAACTAGCTGAGATCCTGGCAGATATCAAACCAGTAAAAGAAAACAATGACGAATTGGATCGTTGGTTGAAAATAGCTCGCGGTTAATTATAATGGCAGATTAATTTCTGCCATTTTCACCTCTAAAATTTTTTAGAGCTTGCATTTATAAGATAAGTAATATATAATAGGCATATACATTAGGAGATAGCATGTCAGGTCGTTCATATGGTCCAGAAGAAAAGGCAAAGTTGGAAAGATTAATTTCCGAAGGTAGTACAGTACTACGTGAAGTTGAAGATTTAACAGTAGGCTTAAAAGAAACAGTTAAAGCAGTTGCAGAAGAATTGCAAATTAAACCAAGCATTATTAATCGTGCAATTAAGATTGCACACAAAGGTGATTGGTCGGCTCATAACGAAGATTGGGCAGAAATTGAAGCTATTTTAGATATTACTAAACGTATCTAATAAGTAATAAAGAGAAAGGTTAGCAAGCCATAAATTGCATGAAGGTATTTGTCAGCCTCAAATGACAAAGGAGAAAAGAATATATGTCTTATGTAGACGCATGGTTTGACCGCGAGAACGATATCGTTAAAGTAGTTGAACGTAATAAGAAAGGTGAACGTGAGTTTCGTGACATTCCTGTCAAGCACACGTTTTACGTCAAAGACCCACGCGGCAAATTTCAATCAATATACGGAGATGCGTTAACACGTATTGTCTGTAAGAACACAAAAGAACTACGCAAAGAACAAGCCATTAATAGCGGCAAAGAATTGTTTGAAAGCGATATCAATCCAATCTTTGTAACATTAAGTGAACACTATCTTAATCAAGATGCTCCTAAGCTAAATGTAGCATTTTTTGACATTGAGGTGGACTTTGATCCGGAACGTGGCTACAGCACTCCAGAAGATGCTTTTATGCCAATTACTTCGATTGCAGTTCACCTACAATGGTTGGAAACACTTGTATGTTTTGCAGTACCTCCAAAAACATTAACTTGGGAACAAGCACACGAGGCTATCAAAGAGTTTCCTAATACAATGCTGTTTAAAACAGAAGCAGAGATGTTGGATGCATTTCTTGATCTTATTCAAGATGCAGACATATTAACTGGTTGGAACAGTGAAGGCTACGACGTTCCGTATACAGTTCATAGAGTAACTAAAGTCTTAAGTAAAGATGACACAAGACGTTTTTGTCTATTTGATCAATATCCGAAACGCCGAGAATATGAAAAGTTTGGTAGACAGTCAGTAACATACGATTTTATTGGACGAGTACATTTAGATAGTCTTGAATTGTATCGTAAGTACACATATGAAGAACGTCATAGCTATCGATTAGATGCCATTGCCGAGTACGAACTCGGTGAGCGTAAAACTCAATATGAAGGTACACTTGATCAATTATATAACAATGACTTTAAAACATTTATTGAATATAACAGACAAGATACTTCGCTACTAGATAGACTTGATAAAAAATTAAAGTTTCTAGATATTGCAAATACACTTGCTCATGAAAATACAGTATTACTACAAACAACAATGGGTGCTGTAGCTGTAACAGAGCAGGCCATTATTAACGAAAGTCATCGCAGAGGTTTTCAGGTTCCTAATCGTATTAAGAAAGATGACAGGGATGAAAATACTGCGGCTGCTGGTGCGTATGTCGCATATCCTAAAGAAGGCATTCACGATTGGATTGGATCACTAGACATTAACAGTCTGTACCCTTCGGCCATTCGTGCGCTTAACATGGGGCCAGAAACTATTGTTGGACAGTTACGTCAAACTAAAACAGAAGAATTTATCGAACTACAAATGGCTAAAGGCAAGAGTTTTGCGGCTGCGTGGGAAGGTATTTTTGGATCTTTAGAGTATACGACTGTAATGGATCAGGAGATTGGAACTGATATTACTATTGATTGGGAAAATGGAGATACTGACGTATTAAGTGCTGCAGAAGTCTATAGACTTATATACGAAAGTAATCAGCCGTGGATGCTTAGTGCTAATGGCACAATCTTTACATATGAGAAAGAAGGTATTATCCCCGGCTTGCTAAAACGTTGGTATGCTGAACGTAAGGAAATGCAGGCCAAATTAAAAGAAGCAATTAAAGCTGGCAATAAAGTTGAAGAAGAATACTGGGACAAGCGACAGTTAGTTAAAAAGATTAACTTGAACAGTTTGTATGGTGCTATTCTTAACAGTGGTTGTAGATTCTTTGATAAGCGTATCGGACAATCAACTACACTAACTGGTCGTCAGATTGTTAGACACATGGCTGGTAAGGTCAATGAGATTGTAGCCGGCGAGTATGATTATAGAGGAAAGGCAATTATATATGGTGACACTGATTCTTGTTATTTTAGTGCTTTTCGCACTTTACAGAAGGACATCGAAGCGGGATTAATTCCGTGGAGTAAAGAGACTGTGATACAGTTGTATGATCAAATAGCCGAAGAAGTTAATAGCACATTTCCTCAGTTTATGTTGAATACATTTCATTGTCCCAAATCTCGTGGAGAAGTTATTAAAGCAGGTCGTGAAATTGTTGGCTCTAAGAGTTTGTTCATTACCAAAAAACGTTATGCTGTTCTTTACTATGATAAAGAAGGCAAGCGTACAGACGTAGACGGCAAGCCAGGTAAGATAAAGGCCATGGGCTTGGACTTGAAACGTAGTGATACTCCAGAATTCATTCAGAACTTTTTAAGCGATGTTCTTGAAATGGTTCTAATGGGCAAGCCTGAACAAGAAGTCCTAGATATGATTAGTGAATTTCGTATCAGATTCAAAGTTAGGCCAGGCTGGGAGAAGGGATCTCCTAAACGTGCTAACAACATTACTGACTACCAAGCCAAGGAAGCCAAGCAGGGTAAAGCCAATATGCCAGGACATGTACGTGCAAGTATTAATTGGAATACATTGAAACGCATGTACAATGACAAGTACAGCATGGCTATCACAGACGGTGCTAAAGTTATTGTGTGTAAACTCAAACCTAATCCATTAGGATTTACATCGGTTGCATATCCTGTAGATGAGTTACGTTTGCCACAGTGGTTTAAAGAATTGCCTTTTGATCATGCTGAGATGGAACAGACTATTATTGATAATAAGTTAGATAACTTGATCGGAGTACTGAACTGGGATATCAATAGTACTGAAGAAAAAAATACATTCAATTCATTGTTCGAGTTTTAATATGAAAATTATAATTGCAGGTTACGGTTTTGTAGGCAAGGCTGTAGCAAATTCATTAAAAGATCAAAACGAACTACATATTGTGGATCCAAGATTCTCAACTTCGACATTAGGTGATTTTCCTAATCCTGACGGAGTTATTATTTGTGTTGGAACACCTGGTACAACCGACGGTGATTGTGATACTAGACAGATAGAATCAGTCTTGAATAACTTACCGTATGGTGTACCTGTTTTGATAAAATCGACAGTACCGCCTGACTACTTAGAAGAGTTGGCTGATAATTATCAAGATCACGATATTTGTTACAGTCCAGAATTTCTACGATCGGCCAGTGCTAACGAAGATTTTGCCAATCAAAAGTATATGATTCTAGGAGGAGAAGATCCTGGAAAAATGTGGCAAACAATGTTTGAAGAATCGTTGCCTAATTGTAAATCATTTTTAAACACTACATTTGCAGAAGCTAGTACAATCAAATATGCCACTAATTGTTTTTTAAGTTTGAAAGTATCGTTTTTTAATCAGCTATATGACATATGCGAGCAGAACGGTGCAGACTTTGATGTAATTCGGCAAGTACTATCATACGACAATCGAATCGGCCATAGTCATATGCAAGTACCTGGGCCTGATGATCAACGAGGCTTTGGCGGAGCATGCTTTCCCAAAGACACAACAGCATTTATACGTTATGGAAACAGATTAGATGTTAATCTATCTATATTAGAAACGGCAATAAAGTATAACAAAAAGGTAAGGAAAAATCCTTGACATTGTCTAAAAAAACCTATATAATAACACATCATGGAGAACTATATGAAAGACGTATTACAAGACCTAGTAGCACACACGCATAGTCTAGGATTTTTACCTTTGGTAAAAGTTTCGGCTACCACAACAGACGTGACTATTGAGTCTATGGCAGAAGATCGCAGTGTGATTCTTAACGCCAAGACTAAAGCGCCAGTTGAAGACTTTGAAGGCACATTCGGAATGCCTAATCTTAATAAATTAGACATTATACTAAAGTGCCCAGAGTACAAAGAAAACTTTACTATTAAGGTAGTAAAGCAAGAACGTAACGGCGAGGAGATTCCAACAGGTTTGCATTTCCAGAATGGCGGTGGAGACTTTGAAAACGATTATCGTTTTATGAATCAAGACGTCATTAACGAAAAATTAAAAAGCGTCAAATTCAAAGGATCGCATTGGGATCTAGAATTTGAGCCTGCTATGGCTAGTATTCAGCGTTTTAAATTTCAAAGTGCTGCGCATAGCGAAGAACAAACATTCCAAGTTACTACTAAAGATAATAATCTAGTGTTTAGCTTTGGTGATGCAAGTACACACACTGGTAATTTTGTATTTCAATCAGGTGTTACTGGAAAATTGAAACAAACATGGTCTTGGCCAGTTACACAAGTTCAAAGTATTTTGAATTTAACAGGCGATAAGACTATGCGTATTGCAGATGCCGGCGCATTGAATATTTCAGTTGATAGCGGTATTGCAGTATACGAATACATCTTGCCAGCACAAAGCAAGTAATGACTGAAACACATAAACGTACTATACTACGAGCAGTAAGCTATCGAATAATAGCATTACTTATAACCGCCATATGGACTGGGCTAAGTGATGCTATTATTATTCATATTATCTTAACTGCTGTACATTATATTATGGAACGAGTCTGGTTAAAAATTAAATGGGGGAGAACAAATGGGTAATTTATTGTTTATTATAGCCGCTATGGTGTTTATACCGTGGCTACTATTAAAAATTACACGAATGGAAAAGTGGATTCCGTTGCCAATGGCGCAAATTGCCTTTGGCATTTGCCTTGGGCCTAGTGCGCTAGGGCAGTTTTATCCAGAGCTGTTTAGCACAGTTTTTACTGCGCCGATTAAGACAGGGTTAGATGCTATTCAAATTTTAGCAATTACAATCTTTGCTTTTATTGCCGGTATCGAACTTAAACCTAAAGAAGTTATAGCACAAGAAGGTAATAGTATTTGGATACAATCATTCCAAGTTATTATTGTTCCTATCTTATTAGCAGGCTGTAGTTTTTTATTGTTCTTTGATAATCCTGTTTGGCATACTACAGAACGACCATTCTGGCAATATGCTTGGGGCATGGGTGTAGCCACTTGTATTACAGCTATGCCAATGCTGGTTATTGCTTGTAAAGAAATTGGTATGTGGCCTAGTAACATGGGTCGTAAGCTACTGGCCTTAGTTACCTTTGACGATTTAGTTCTATGGCTAACTGTAGCTGTTATTGTTAGTATGGGCAAGTATGCTATCTACTCGGCTATATTCTTTGCAGTATTATCAGTATTGTATTTTGTTTGGCCTAAGGTTTTAGAGCTTGCCGGCGAAAAATCGTATGCTAATTTAACAGTTGCTATGGTATTGACTATGGCGGCATTTAGTCATTGGGCGGGATTACACTATGTATTAGGTGCGTTCTTAGCAGGTATGATTACTCCACGAGATACTATTAAATGGAATGAAGGAATGGCCGAACAGCAAATGGTTTGGTTAATGCCTGTGTTCTTTATCTGGTCTGGTTTAAAGACTAATTGGACTTTAGATTTTGAAACTATTCTACTAGGTGCCATTGCTATGTATATCATTGCTGTTGGGACTAAGTTTGTCGGTGTTTGGTTAGCTTATAAGGACCAAGGACTCAGAGTTGTTTGTTTCAAAACTGCTTTGCTACAAAACAAAGGCCTGATGGAAATCTTCTTGGTTACTATGCTGTTGACAGCCAACGTTATTAGTGTTAATATGTTTGCTGCCGTAGTGATTATGAGTTTAATTAGCACTGTAAGTGCTGTGCCAATGGCTCGAGTGTTTTACAAACCTGAGATAGACAATGATTAAAAAGTTTTTTACTCATGGAATATGGCCTTGGATGTGGTTCGGCGGAGAATACGAAACCATAACCGAAGGCCGTATGGCCCATGAGTATACTAGCGATCGCGATAGAGAAGAAATAACACGTAGGTATACAGAGTGGTTTAGTAATCCAATAACTCCTTATGTTAATCCAGAAAGATTTGACCCATTAAATCCGCCAGAAGGTTGGGCATTTGACCCATATTATTTTGTATGGATAAGAAAATAAATGAATAAAAATTTAACAGCAACTCAATTAGACTATGCATATTTCCTGCCAGCAACGTCAGGGTTTTATAGCACTTACATAGGTAAACAGCGTCATAGTAACTATGTTGATCCTGCACGTATTCCTGCTAGCTTTGGACCATTAGGCATTGAAGCTATGAACTACCTGAACCCTAATGCGGCATTTTACTTTGACCACTGTTTGTATTCAGCAGGTCATGCTAATTTAGATTTAACTAAATTTGATCCTAGTGAAGATATGTTTCGAAATAGAGATAGATCTACTAGCTGGGTATTAGGCGACTCGGGCGGATTCCAGATTGGTAAAGGCGTGTGGGCAGGCGAATGGCGAGATCCTAACGGTCCTGAAGTTGCGGCTAAATGGAAAGAAGTAATGGCAAAAGGTGTTGAACTAGTACCACAACTACATCCAACAGGACATCCTAAGACAGACAAAAACGGCAATCCTAAGTATACTAAGATTGACCATGTTAAAAACTATCAAGCATTGTTAGATGCGGCACAAAAGAAACGTGAACAAGTGTTAGCATGGATGGATGCACTCATGGACTATGGCATGGTGCTCGATATTCCAGCCTGGGTAGAACGTAGTCCTGTTGGTAAGAAAGCCACTGGCATTAGTTCATATCAACAAGCGGTAAATGCTACAAAGTATAACAATGAATACTTTATCAAACATCGTACTGGTGCTTGTAAGTTCTTAAACGTATTGCAAGGCGAGAATCACGGACAAGCAGAAGACTGGTATCAGCAAATGAAAGATTTTTGCGATCCTAAAATCTATGGCGACAAGGCTTTTAATGGCTGGGCTATGGGTGGACAAAACATGTGCGATGTAGATTTAGTATTACGTAGATTAGTGGCATTGAAATTTGACGGCTTACTTGAAAAAGGTCATCAAGATTGGATGCACTTCCTGGGCACCTCTAAATTAGAGTGGGCATTATTATTAACTGACATACAACGAGCAATTAGGAAATACCATAATGAAAACTTTACCATATCTTTTGACTGCGCCTCACCGTTTTTGGCAACAGCAAACGGACAAATCTATGTCCAAACAGAAATCAAAGATAGAGAAAAGTGGCTCTACCGCATGTTGCCAAGTCTTGACAACAAAAAATACGCCAAAGATACTAGATTATTCCAAGACGTCGTAGTACAAGATGGGCATTTTGAGTCATTTACTACAAGTCCATTAATGGATGGAGTAGAAGTTAAAGATATTTGTATCTACGGCCCAGGAGACCTAAATAAAATAGGCAAAGAAGGTAAAACAAGTTGGGATAGTTTCACTTACGCTATTATGATGGGCCATAATGTTTGGCTACATTTGAATAGTGTACAAGAAGCTAATCGTCAATACGATGCCGGACTATGTCCTGCTATGTTAGTAGATGAAAAGTTTGAACGTGTTTACTTTAAAGATGTAGTTGATGCTATCTTTAGTACACCCGATCGTGCTACCGCTGAAGCTATTATTGATAGTTTTGATAAATTTTGGCAAGCTATTCCAGGTACACGAGGTGCTACCGGTAAGAAAACTGTTAATGCAGGTAAAATGTTCTCCGTATTATTTGACGAAGTAGATCCAGATCCTGTACAATCAGAAGAAGAGCCCGACTTTGATGAAGAGTCGATTAATAAACTTGACGCATTAGAGGCAAGCGTACATGACGTTACCTGACGAAAGATATCGAGCAGTAGTGCAAACTCAAAGATTTTTACTAGAGATCTTAACTACTCCTCGAGTTCCTAAAGCAATTAAGGATCGTGCAAGATCATGTTTGAGACACTATCCAACGGACTGGGATATGCAGCGTACAGCACTTCAGGCGCCTGATGTATTCCAAGAACGCATGGAAGACGTAACAAGATTGTTTAAACAATACGAGCAAAATAAAAATGAAGCGTAGTTTAATTATTGGCATGGGTATAGGACAGTTGTACAAAACTGTTCTAGAAAAACTTGGACATGATATTATTACAGTAGATCAAGATCCAAATAAAGGTGCAATGTATACATCTGTAGATCAAGCCATTTTGATTCATAAAACATTTGATACAGCACATATCTGTACTCCTAATTTTACACATTTTGAACTTGCAAGCAAAGTTGCACCTTATAGTAAAATTGTATTTGTAGAAAAGCCTGGGGTATCAAATAGCTTTGCATGGCAACGTCTTTTAGAAGAATTTAAATATACACGTTTCATGATGGTTAAAAACAACATGTGGCGTAGTAACATCAGTGAGTTAAAAGAATTAGCCAATCAAGCAAAGATAGTAAACATACGTTGGATTAGAAAAAACTGTATTCCTAGTCCCGGTAGTTGGTTTACTACTAAAAAATTATCCTTTGGTGGTGTTAGTCGTGATTTAATGCCTCATTTATTAAGTCTTTATATTGCTATAAACCCCAACTGGCGCTCTGAAAAAGTAAACAATAAAGTATCTTTAATGAATTGGGTTCTAGAAGATATAGATAGCACAGAATACGGAATTATTAATGCTAACGGAACATATGATGTAGATGATGCATGTGTTATCGATTTTGGTAACAAATGGTCATGTGCTGCCAATTGGCGTAGTATGGACATTGAAGACAGTTCTATTGAATTTATTACAGATGGCAATCGAGTAGAACGTTTTGAATTAGGATGGTGTCCAGAAGAAGCATATACAGCAATGATTAAAGAAGCTGTTAGTCGTGTTGACGATGCTAAATTCTGGACTAATCAATTTGAAATAGACGCATGGATTCATGAACAAATAGAAAAATTATGAAAGTAAAGTGTTTACAAACAGAAGGCAAAGGCTACTTTGAAGAAGTTGACTATGAAATTCCAGCTTGGGGTCAAGATAGCATTTATGTCCGAGCTGTAATGACTGGTGTGTGCCGTAGCGATATAGATATGATGGTGGGCGAATTTGATCCATTGCCATTGCACATGCAAGGACACGAAGGCATCGGACAAGTTATGTCAGTTGGTGCAAATTGCAATGACGTACAAACTGGAGACTATGTTGCTACACGCGGTGAGCCGGCCTATGCTGATCAGTATACTGTACGCAAAGGTGAATATGTAAAAATTCCCGAAGCACATCCTCGTTATATTTTAGAACCAGTTGCTTGTGGTATTAATCTTATTGAGCAGGCCAAGGAGTATTTGCATGATCGGCAAGGCCGGCATGATAACAATCGCATGCTTATAATTGGTAGTGGTTTCCTTGCCTGGGTTGCATATCATACAATGCGACTAAATGGGTATATCTTTCACGTAGATGTCCTAGGTTCAAGTAACCAAGATTTGTGGGGAGATAAACTACTGTTAGGAACTAGTGAAAGCTACGATGTTGTAGTGGACCTTACTGGAAAATACGAACTTGGTATAGAGATAAATCTAAATGATAATGCTGTGATTGTAGACGGCGTAGGTAAAGCCGTAAGCAAAGCGGAAGCACAGTCTCAACTTTGGAAAGCTGTGACTACAGTTAAACCTAGTCCCCGTAATCCAAAATTCATTGATTGTATGCATATGGCCAAGTATTGGATTGAAAACGGTTATCTTGAGGTTGATTCTTTCTGGACAAGGTCATATAATCGTACTACTGAATGGCAACAAGCGTTTGCGGATGGTATGGATCGTCCAATCGGTTACAGCAGAGGCTATATTAAATGGGACTAAACACTGAAGAACGACAAGGTGTCGTTTACTTTACAGGTTACGAAGTCGAACATACTATTTGTTATGGTATGTTTACACTGTTTGTGGTAGGTACTCCTCCACTAGAAGAAATACTGCGTAAGGCTGATGATACCCAGGCATACTGGGATGAGTCTAAACGTATTAAACACATTTACTTTGGCACTAGTCAAAGTTTTAATCCTAAAAGTATTTCGCAAGAAGAATATAAAGCGTGGGATGAAGTTATTATAGGCTGTCTAAAAGCAGGCTATTGGGTGTCACTAGACTTTGGTGTTGAACACATCGAAGGCGTATTAGAGTCTGCCTATAACGAGTATCCCCGCTTTGTTCCCATGATTAGTGTTAAGTTACCTTACATTAATCAACTCAACTACAATGCCACACTTAAACTGGACGACCGAACTTGGGGTGCTACCAATCCAGGTGTGTGGACTCATCACTTGCAGAGCCTAATGAGTAAAGACAAGTATACTCATTGGGATCAGTACACACAAGATACACCAACATGACTACAAGAATCAACCGATCTGTAATTAACAACTACAGTCCTGTGTGCGCCTTACCCGGTTGCACTAACAGAGCCAGCTATCACAATGCAGGTAAGAAGTTAAACGGATCATTAACAGCTAAATGGAAAATGTTTTGTACTCCACATCGTTCTACTAGAAAACATGAAGTAGACAATTGGAAAATGAAACAAAAATGTTCCAACATCGACGCTCATCACGGTTTTGCTTGTACAGCAACAATTCTTTATCCAGAACAACTAGATGTTAATCATATTGATGGAGACCGTCATAATAATGACCCTAAAAATTTAGAATGTCTGTGCAGAAATTGTCATGTGTCAGTAACAAAACAAAACGGACATCACTTGACTAGATATGTAAATGAAGTAAAATTAAATCCTGAAATGTTTGAGGAAAAAGTATGAAAATTAAACAAGATGTTAGACCTAACAAAATGATTTGGGTTACCTTTAACAAAGAAGGTATGCACAAATATCCGGCTGCACTTACAGATCCTAACCTGGCAACAGGCGACGAATATGATGTAAGTTTTCTAGGCTATCCGCATCGTCACATTTTCCATTTCAAAGTATGGATCAGTGTAGTTCACGATGACCGTGATATTGAGTTTATTCAGTTTAAACGATGGTTGCTAAACTTGTACAAAGATAGTATACTAGCATTAGACTACAAGAGTTGTGAAATGATTTCAAACGATTTATATGAAGTCATTTCACAAAAGTATCCAGATCGTGAGGTTTGGATCGAGGTCTCCGAAGACGGAGAAAATGGTTCATTTATTAAATATTAAAATAAGAGGCTACTATGGCTACTAAAAATTACAAAGACTTTTCATACTTCGAGAGTCGTCCAGATATTGTTAAAATCTTTGAAGACCTAGAGCTATTTCTAGACTGGTGTCGCATTGAAGGTGCACCATTTGACGAAAGTCATTTGTATAACAGGGAAAGCTGGCAATGGCGTAACTTTGATAAGTCACGTCGTCCAAAGAAAGCATGGACTGGCGAGCGTAAACCTTACATGGGTAAAAATCCTAAATACGAACGAGTAGAATGAATATATTCTTAATTGACTTAGAATCAGTTGAGACAAGGTACACGGGTCAATGGAAGACCCATGTACCCGAACTCCTACAAAAGGCTGGACACAATGTCAACATTATATCAGGTCCTACGGACATTCCTAGTGCTACCACTCCTGGAGCATTTCTCAATTTTGGCGGCACTAATATATACAAGGCTAGCCAAGTTGAACAGATGGGTCGTTTATTTTGCTCCGGAGCAGTTAAGCCTGGCGATCATTTTTTGTTTACTGACGCTTGGCATCCTGGCATTGTAAACTTAAAATACATGAGTGAACTACTGAATATTCCAGTAGTTACACATGGCTTATGGCATGCCGGTAGTTATGATCCACAAGATTTCTTAGGACGTCTTGTTGGCAAAAAGAAGTGGGTTAGGCATGCAGAGAAAAGTTTCTATCATGCATTTGATCATAACTACTTTGCCACAGAGTTTCATGTCAAGTTGTTCATCGACGAATTATTAGAAGATGGATATCCTAGCGAAAATCCATGGTACGAAGAAGATTTTGCTGAACGCTATGATGACGGCAAAATGGTTCGTACAGGTTGGCCTATGGAATATATGGAAGATACTTTGCTACCATATAAGAACATGCCTAAACGTGATCTTATCTTGTTCCCGCATCGCATTGCACCAGAGAAACAAGTTGACATATTCCGTGACTTGGCTACACACTTGCCACAATATGAATTTGTAGTATGTCAGGATCAACAACTAACCAAGAATGAATATCATAACTTGTTAGGCGAATCCAAAATGGTGTTTAGTGCTAACTTGCAAGAAACACTTGGAATTAGTTGGTATGAAGGTGCTATTGTAGATTCTATCCCTATGGTTCCAGATAGACTTAGTTACAGCGAAATGGCATTTGATACATTTAAATATCCTAGCGAGTGGACAGAAAGTTTTGAATCATATTCTACATATAGACCTTTTGTTTGTAAAACAATTATAGATCATATGGAAAACTATAAAACTAGACTGCCAATGCTACATAAACAAACGGAGTCTTTACGTGACAACTACTTCTCAGCCAACGAGTTACTCAACAACATCAAGTGATACTATAACAATCAGTAGTTTAGATACTATTGATTTAAATTCAATCACCACTATAGATACAAATAGTATTAGTACTAGCTATCCATCGTATACGTACTCTAGCAACTACGTGGGTTCTATTAGTATATCGTCTACTATTCCAACACTAACTACTGCACAAATTAGTACACTCAATAATATCAGTATTGACACTAGTAGCTTTAAAATTAATTTGCCAGAAGAGTGGGTTGATACTTTTCCAGATTTTAATCGTGTACAAAAAATGTGCGAGGAATATCCTGGACTAAAGATAGCACTTGAAAAATTTAAAACTGTTTATAAACTTGTGAAAGACCATTATGATACTCCCGAAGATAAGAGACCGCGTCCTTAATTGGCTAGAACAGCGTGACCGCAAACGCATTATTATGGATCGTCAAAGTAACGAGCCATTGTTAACTCGCTACTATATCTTTTTAAAAGACCGTAAACATTTTCCCTTTAATGTATTCTTACATAAGTTTCATAAAGGAGATCCCGGCGATGTTCATGACCATCCATGGCCATATGCCACTCTGATACTAGCAGGCGGCTATTATGAGTATGTTCCAGAATTTAATTCCAAAGGAGAAATGATAGGTGAAATCAAACATTGGCGGAGGCCTGGTCATTTTCGCACTTGTAGTGCTGGTAGTTACCATCGCATTGAGCTAGATCCAAATGTAACACCCTGGACGCTGTTTATGCCTGGTCCTCAAAAACGTGAGTGGGGATTTCTTGTAAAAAATAAATGGATACATAATGAGTCATATCTCGAAGAACGTCGTCAATAATGGATTAGTTGGTAGTACTGTATATATTGGTGGCGGTGGGGCAGGTGGTGGCGGTGGTAGCGGACAAGTTTACGCTACCAATAGTACAGGATCAGCTGGTGCATTTTTAACAAGCACCGGATCAAATGGAACTGCTTGGACCACTGGTACTAGCACTATCAATGTCAATCCTGCAATAACTGTTAAACAAACTAATCCTCCGGAATTAGAAGTCAAAGGTCGACTAGTATTAAATGGACAGGACTTGGAAGAAAGGCTAAGTATAATCGAAAAAGTCTTGCAAATTCCCGAAAGAGATGTTAAACTAGAAAAGAAGCACCCAAAGCTAAAAAAACTGTATGATGAATACATAAATGCATTGGGTAAGTATAGAACATTTGAAGCAATTAAAGGAGAAGAATGATGAAAGAACTACATGAATCGGTTGCAGTCACTGCAAAAGAAATGACAATTAAGCAATCGGAAGGTTTCCGTGTACGCATGGAAAAACACGAAGTACTAAGTCCTAAAGGGTTGTACAGCCTTGACCTTATTCAAGAAAATTTGAAAGACGGCAAAGTTATAGATAGTCAAACGTATAACTTCTTTATGACTAAGAGTGAATTAAACACATTAGCATACGCATTAACTTTATGAAAAAGATTCATTATACTTGGCAACAAGTAGAAGGTGCTTGCTTAGATATTGCTAGACAAATGCAAAATCATTATTGGCGGCCTGACTACATTGTAGGCATCGGGCGTGGCGGGCTTGTTCCCGCTAATCTGCTTAGTCAATACACGGGTATCAAGATGAACAGCCTAGATATTAGTCTACGTGATGGCGGTGATACAGTTAGCAACCTCGGCATGGCAGAAGATGCATTTAATGGTAAAAAGATTTTGATAGTCGATGATATTAACGATCAAGGATCAACTGTTAATTGGATTAAGAATGATTGGCCTAGCGGTTGCTTTCCAGACGATCCTAAATGGAAAGCTATCTGGGGAGATTCTGTTCGCTTTGCTGTATTGACACACAATTTTAGCAGTCAATTCAAAGATCCAGACTATTATGTTTGGACTGTAAACAAATCAGAAGAAGATTGTTGGTTAGTTTATCCCTGGGAGGAATTTTGGTTATGACTTTAACTATTCAAGAAATCAAAGATAAAATTGCCGCAGTTGAGAAAAACTTGTTAGAACTAGCCGAAGGTTCTGGAGGCATACAAGCTATATCAACACTTACTAGTTATAAAGAATATCTTGAAGACGAACTAAAGAACGCCGAACATGCAAGATCTAACCATTAAAATTTTGTGGGATAATCAAAGTGTGGTTTGGTGGAATGAATGTTGCGCTTCTGTCTTAGAAGTTTTTGGATTACCTGGACATCGCTTTGTTTATAAGCCTTATGAGGATTATATGACATTTACATTTAAAAATCAAAAAGATTATAATCTGTGTCAAATACTATTGAGTGAACACATTCGAGCATAAAATATTTGCAAAAACCTAAATAAACCTATATAATACAAACATAGGAGTAATAATGACTGAATCCGTAACATATCAAAATATTGACGATAAAGGCTACGAAGAGTGTAACCTTGCAGATGTTATCCGCTTTAAGATGAAGCGTGATAATAAACGCTTCTGGGCAGGTGACAACATTAGCGAATACGTTAGCGAAGAAGACAAAGCAATTTTAATCAAAGAAGCAACAGAGGCTTTTGAAAAAGTATTAGATACTTTGCTTATTGATCGCGAAAACGATCCTAATTCAAAAGGCACAGCCAAGAGATTGGCTAAAATGTATTTTAATGAAGTAATGAGTGGTAGGTATGAACAAGCACCAGACGCAACAGCGTTTCCAAATGATTCTGCAGACCGTTATGAAGGTATGCTCGTTGTTCGTAGTGAGTTGCGCAGTATGTGCAGTCATCATCACCAGCCTGTTACCGGTGTTGCTTATATTGGTATTATCGCGGCACAAAAACTTATTGGTTTATCTAAGTACACCCGTATTGCACAATGGTGTGCCCGTCGAGGCACACTCCAAGAGGAGCTTTGCAATGACATTGCCCGTGAAATCCAAAAAGCAACAGAAGCTAGAGACATAGGTGTGTATGTACAAGCTATACACGGTTGTTGTGAGAATCGCGGCATTATGGCTAAAAGTAGTTTGACGCAGACAACAGTATTGAAAGGTGCATTTAAAGATGACCACGGTACTAAGAAAGAGTTCTTTGACAATATTAAGATGCAACAAGAGTACGCTTCAAAATGAAATATATTACTAACAAATTTGATAATGTTCGTTTTCCGGTTGAACCTGGTCTGTTGGAATGGCTTCGAGAAAATTACCCTGCATCAAAATATATAATTAAAGAAATTAAATGAAATACCAAACACCAGCTGAAGGCATTCTAAAAACAAACGAATGGGGAGATAGTAAAGTCTATCGAGTTGTTTGTGAGTGTACTGATTCCCAGCATGATCATAATGTGTGGGTAGAAGCAGATGCCAATGAGATTAGTGTAACTATATACGCTACTGTAAAAAGTAATTTTTGGTCTAAGACACGGTGGTATCACATTTGGTCATTACTAAGTAAAGGGTACATTGATACAGAAACGACACTAATTCTACGTAAACAAGGCGCCCTTAATTATGCAGAAACATTAAAATCAGCAATTCAAGATGTAGAAGATTTTAGAAAAAGATGAGTAATAACGAATTATCTCGATTATATTTGTTTAGTCCTTCAATATGGAAGACTACGATCCCTCCTGGGTTGTATAATAAACAAGAATTGTTTAATATTATACAAGAAAATTATGAGATTTCTCCTTTGAGAAATGAATGGGATTCTAAAAATAAAGATAACTGGCATCATTCTTATAACGACGAAACTAATCCTAAATTTAAAAAATTAGATCTTGCACAATTAAATTCTCAATATGATTTGATTATTAAATCATTCATGGATAATTTGTCAGTTGTTTGCCCTATTAAGTATCATTACAGAATAGTAAATGTAACAGCTAATAAGCATGTTCAAAAAATGCGTCAGCATAATCATTTAGGTACTGTAGACGATACGGATAATTGGTATAGTTTTTCATGTGTACACTATCTAAGTTTGAAAGAAGGACATACTTGTACTAGATTAATGAATCCGTCATCATTTGTACAATACTATAAAACATA